ATTAAATCGTGACTATTTAACTAACCAAATTCCTGATTTTATTAGACTTGCAGAGGCACAATTAGGTAGAGATTTAAGGCATTGGCGCATGGAAGATAGGGCTGTTGCTACAGTAGATAGCCAATACACAGCGTTACCATTAAATTTTATAAGCCCTGTTAGGATTACAATACCTGCAAGTCCAAGCCATACTATGGAGTTAGTTGGCCCATTTGAAATATCTAAACTTCGTATGGAAAATCAAGATACCACAGGTCGGCCTCAGTTTTATGCGGTTGTCGATGGTGCATTTGAAGTTTATCCAACGCCAGATGCAGATTATATTGTTGAATTGGTTTATTATGAAAGTATACCAGATTTGGCGACAAACAATACAAATTGGTTGCTGACGCATTATCCAGATGCTTATTTGTATAGTTCGCTTATTCATAGTTCACCATTTTTACAAGAAGACCAGAGGTTAGCGGTATGGAATACATTGTATTTGAACTCCGTTTCTGCTATTAATCTGGAAGGAGAACGTGCTAGAACATCAGGTTCAGGGCGTAGAATACAAATTAGGAGCTATTAAATGGCAAGTTTTACTAAAGTTAACGACTTTGTAGTTAATCTAGCTAACGCGATGGACATGAACGCTGACACGTTTAAAGTTGCGTTATCTAATACAGACCCAACATCAGGCACAGATGCAAGTGCAGACGGAAACGGTGTTTTAGCAAATGTTACGGAAATTTCGTATACAAATCTATCATCACGCACTTTAGCAAACGTTACAAGCACCCAAACAGCAGGTACATACAAGCTTTCTGCGGATGATTTGGTGTTGACTGCATCAGGCGGTTCAGTCGCAGCGTTTAGATATGTTATAATTTACAACGACACACCGACATCACCAGCCGATCCGATTGTAGGTTATTATGATTATGGTTCGTCACTGACACTGAACGATGGCGATACCTTCACAATAGATATTGGAACAAACGGTATCTTAACACTTACATAGTAGGAGCGCATCATGGCAAAACTTTTTAACAGAGCCAAGATGAATACAGCCACTACTGGTAGCGGAACCGTTACATTAGGAACGGCTGAAGCAGGGTTTCAAACTTTTGCTGATGCAGGTGTTTCAGACAGTGATGTGGTTCAGTACGTTATTGAAGAAGGCTCTAATTGGGAAATAGGTACTGGAACCTATAGCACTTCAGGCACTTCATTAACTAGAAGTCCAAGCGAAAGCAGTGGCGGCGGTAGCGCAATTTCATTAGGTGGTGGTGCAAAAGTTTCTATTACCGCAATAGCTGACGATTTTAAAAGATTACAGTTAGCAGGTTCAACAAAAGCTGAAGCTGTTTCTGGTGGTTTGAGTGTTACTGGCAACATTACGGTAACAGGAACGGTTGACGGTAGAGACTTACAAACAGATGGTACAAAGTTAGATGCGATAGAAGCTAGTGCAGATGTTACTGATACGACAAATGTTGTTGCTGCATTAACGGCGGGAACAAATATAACTATTGCTGGTGATGGTACAATTAGTTCAGCGCATCCAAATATTTCGGCAGCAAGTAGCTCTGATAATTCTGGCAGAACATATATACAAGATATTACTGTAGATAGTAATGGACACGTTACTGGAATTGCTACGGCAACAGAAACAGTCACAGATACTAACACAACCTACAGTGCTGATGGCAATTATGGGATGACGTTATCAGGTACAACTTTTCGTTTAGAAGATGACCGTAGGCGCAACTCAAGCAGTGCAGACATATACTCAGGCAATACGCATGATTATACTTTTTATGACGCATCTGTTGGTATTCGTTGGTACACTTCTGGATCAGAAGAGATGAGGCTAGAAAATGATGGCGATTTGCACGTTGATGGCAACGTTACAGCTTATTCAACTACAGTTTCAGATATTAAATTAAAAAAAGATATTAAGCCGATAGAAAACGCATTAGATAAGTTAAAACAAATAGGTGGATATACATTTACTTATAAAAAAGATGATAAAAAATCTGCTGGTGTCATAGCGCAAGAAGTAGAAAAGATTTTACCTAGCGCAGTTTTTGAGCAAAATAGTGTTTTTCATGGCGAACAAACCGAAACGCAAAAAGTTGTTCAATATGATCAATTACATGGTCTTTTAATAGAAGCCATTAAAGAACAACAAAAACAAATTGATGAGCTAAAAGCTAAAATTGAGGGTTAAATATGACGTTACAGAGCAGTGGAGCAATATCACTTTCAGATATTGCAGGTGAATTTGGAGGTTCTGCACCACACTCTTTAAGTGAATATTATAGCGCTGCTAGTGGCATCCCTTCAAGTGGTGCAATTAGCATGAGCCAATTCTACGGCAAAAGTAACACAATTTACTATAACGCAACAGGCGGTAGTATTTCTTATTCTGGTAACTATAAAATACACACCTTCACAAGCAGTGGTACATTTTCAGTTACACGTGTTGGTAACACTGGAAATATAGATCACATTATCGTTGCAGGTGGTGGCGGTGCAGGGTCAGCTTGTGGTGGTGGAAACGGAACTGGCGGCGGCGGTGGTGGTGGCCTAAGAGCTACAGTATCACCTTCAGGTCGTGGTACAGGAGCGCAATCAAGAGGTACTTTTTCTGTAGGTAATTATTCAGTAACCGTTGGCGGCGGTGGCGCAGGTGCAACAGGAAATACTTGTTCTACTGTTTCGCGTGGTTCTAACGGTGGAAATAGCAGCATAAGCGGTTCAGGTGTAAGTTTTACAACAAATGGCGGTGGTGCAGGTGGTGATTACTACACATATCAAGGCGGTAGCCATGCACCAACAAACGGAGGCTGTGGAGGCGGTGCAGGTGGCCGTATGTATTCCGCAGGTGCAAGTGGCTATTCTGGTCAAGGATATAACGGTGGTCGTTCTATGCCAAACGATGTTACTCACACCTCAGGAGGTGGTGGCGGCGGTGGCGCAGGTGGTAACGGTGGTAACGGCTCAAGCTCTGGGTATGGATATGGCGGAAACGGTGGGTCTGGTGTTAACAATTCGATTATCGGCTTTACTGTTGCAGGCGGCGGTGGCGGCGGCGGTGTTGGTTCTAGCTATTCACCGTCTGCTTCAAATGGCGGCGGTTCTGGCGGCTCTGGAGGAGGAGGTAATGGTGTAAGTTACGATTATTCTAATGGGGGAAATGGTTCTGGCGGTTACGGCGGCGGTGGCGGCGGCTGTGATAGTTACGGCGATGGTGGCAACGGTGGCTCAGGTAGAGTTGTTTTTAAATATAGATATCAATAATAGGCAATATATATGGCTCATTATGCAAAAGTAGAAAATGGAATAGTTGTAAATGTTGTTAAAGCAGAACAAGACTGGATTGATGAACAAGAGGGTCAATGGGTTCAAACATCTTACAACACAAGAGGCAATCAACATTTAGAAGGCGGCACACCATTGAGAGCAAATTTTGCTGGTGTAGGTTTTACTTATGATGAAGAAGCTGACGTTTTTTATTCACCACAACCTTTTCCTTCTTGGGTGTTAGACACATCGGTTTATCAATGGCGTTGCCCAATATCTATGCCAAATAATGGTGATGCTGATACTGATAAAGCCAGATACGCTTGGAATGAAGAAGCACAACGATGGGATGATTTGTAAAAAATGTTAGGATTTGCACCATTAGCAACAACAGCATTAGGCGCACCAACGGCTAACGAAAACTATGCTCTGCAAGTCACTACGGGTACGTTTACGCTTTCAATGCAAGGCGCAGCTAAACTAATTACTGATATATATCCGTCAGGTACGTTTACGCTAAATGGTCGCTCTGTTGGTTTAAGCGCAGGGCGTCCGTCTACATTTACAACAGGTTCTTTTACACTTTCTGGGCAAAACATTAATTTTGATCAAAACTTTGGTCTTATTATTGATAGTGTTTATAACAGTGCAGCGTTTGCCTTAACTGGTCAAAATCTTGTTTTTGATACTGGTTTTGGTTTAGCTGCGAATAATGGCTCATTTGCTTTAAGCGGCCAAAGTATAGATTTCACAAAAGACATGAATGTTTCGGCTGATGTGGGAACATTTACATTGACTGGTCAAGATGCTTTAAAAGGTGTTGGCGAAGCGTTTGATGTTGGAACATTTACCTATACTGGACAAAACGCTACATTATTCGTGGGAAGATTTTTAAGGCCAGTTTCAGGATCATTTACTTACACATACCAAAATTTTAAAACTAGAGGTTGGTTTAGTCCAACAGTGCCAGATGCAATATGGACGGAAGTTGCTTAACGTGGTACTGTTGAGGAATAGGAGAATAAAATGGCTATTAGTATAACAAAACCTACTATTGGAGGTAGTGAGGGAACGTGGGGTCAAACCATAAATGACGCACTGGATGTTATTGTCAACGCTGCAAATGGCACTTCTGGGACAACTGCACCAAATTTGACGACACTAACTATTAACGGAACAAATATAACTTCTACTGCTTCAGACCTTACAAATGCAATAACAGGTTTTGTTTTAGAAGATGGTGATGGAACAGAGGTAACTATTGCAGGCGGCAAAGAGGTTAAATTTGTTGAAGGTGGTGGTATTGATATTGACTGGACGGATACATCGACAGGCTCAGATGCAGACCCCTACGATTTAAGTTTTTCTTTAGCACAAGATATGCGGAAAACTGGAAACGTAGATGTATACACTGGAAACACTGCCGATTACGTTTTTTATGATGCAGATGTAGGTATGCGGTTTTATACCGCAGGTTCAGAAGATATGAGGCTTACCGATGGCGGTGATCTGCACGTTGATAACAACATAATTGGATATTCAACAACAATATCTGACGAAAGATTAAAGAACGATGTAAACAAAATAGAAAATGCGTTAGATAAAGTTTGCCAAATAAATGGATACACATTTACTTATAATCACGATGGGAAACATAGCGCAGGGGTTATAGCGCAAGAGGTTGAAAGCATTTTGCCAAGTGCGGTTCAAAGCACAAATTTAGTTTTTAATGACAATAGTAATGTTGAATTTAAAACGGTTCAATACGACCAACTTCATGGCCTACTTATTGAAGCCATAAAAGAATTAAAAGCTGAAATAGAGGAACTAAAAAATGGCTCTACAAAGTAGTGGTCAAATAACAATAAATGACATTCATGTTGAAGCAGGCGGTGGTAGTGGCTCTGAAGCAAAAATAAATGATGCTGATATTCGTGGCCTAATAGATAAAAGTTCTGGCGCACAAAACGCTTTCAATGAATATTATGGTGCTTCATCTGAGCTTGTTTTAACATCTGGCGGTACTATCAACGGTCAAAACCAAAGACAAGAAATTACTGCATCAACTTACATTTCATCAGGCGGCACTTTGCGTATTCCGTCTAATATGTGGGTTTGGTCAGATAGTAGAACAACGGCTGCACTGACAATCGATATACCTTGCACAATTATTAATGAAGGAAAAATAATAGGTAAAGGCGGTCAGGGTGGTTCTGGTTTAAGAATAAAAAATCAACCGCACCCAACCACAAGCACTTATAATTCTGGTTACAGCACAGCAACGCTAGGGTCTGGTTCAGATGGTGGTCCTGCAATTAAAATAAACTCTGGTGTAAGCGGAGTTACTATTACAAATAGCTCTGGCGCTTATATAGCTGGCGGTGGCGGCGGTGGCGGTTCTTCTCACGTTGAGCCTAGCAACACAGGAGCAGGTGGCGGCGCAGGGGCAGGTGGCGCAGAAGGTGGCTTTAATCATGGTCCTAATTGGGAAGATGCTAATAAAGGTACTGGTTGGCCGTATCGAACAACAAACGGAGCGCAATATTCTGATTTTGGTATCTACGGAACAAACAACGGCAACCCTCCATTAATTGGTTACGGTGGTCGATTGAATGAAAAATCATGGTATGTAACAACCTCTTTACACGCAAGCGGTAATTATTACACTTGGACAAAAAACTTTGAAGCTGACGCAGGTGGCGCAGGGGTCACATCAAGTGGTGAAGATCAAACATCTGGCGGCGGTTGGGGAAGTGGTAGAATACTGCCCGGTA